CGGAATTAATAACGTTTGTTCTACTGTTCCGTTTGCTTTTTTTCTTTCAATTTTAAGATCTGAAAATATTTTTGCAAATCCTATAATACAATTTCTTATTGTTTCGTGATAATATGGTGGTTTATTTAACATGATTAAAATTCTCCAAATGGATTATTTTCAGACCATGCCACTTTATTATTATTTACGTCTCTTTCAACTTTAACCGAAACGTTATCACCAAAGCCACCTTGCTTATCAATATTCATATTTAAAGTACAAGTAGCAACAGCTTGAGTTCCTCCAGCTGCTGGTGCACTTATTGTAATTGTAGGTACACTCTTAAATCCATTTCCTACATTCGTAATTGTAGCACTATTTATTTTACCATCTAATATAGTACAAGTAGCTGTAGCATTTGTAAGTGGAGTTCCACCAGTAAATGTTAATGTTGGTGCTGATACATAACCTGCACCAAGATTTGTAAATGTAATACTATTTACATACATTACTTCATTACGTGCAGGATCAGTATTGAATGTTTTTAATGGTTCAAATACATCAATCTCAGGTACACCTGTATCAATTTTTTCAGAAGAATATTGAAATAATTCAACTTGTAATTTATAAGTATAAAGTTTTCCTAATTGATAAAAAGGATCTTTATCTTTTACAAATCTTATTTCAAATAAACTTTTAGTTAAAGGAAAATAAATTAAATCTCCTTCAACTGGACGATTTGTTAAAATAGTATTACCATATTGACCAACTAATTGATTCCATCTTCTTCTTGCTACAACTAATGTAGCTGATGATTCAATCATTAAACCAAATTTACTTACGAAAGAGCCTGCTCCATCATAATCTTTTACATTTTCAAAATACATTTCAACTGGGTAAGCATAATTAAATGTACTTAATGTATCTTCACCAAGAATTTGATCTTTATTTACATATTTTCTTGGTATGTAATAAACTGTTTGAGCATAAATTCCTAAAGATTCTATAATTAAATCTTCTATTAGGTTTTGCTCATTAGCAGTTCCTTGTGTAAAATAAACATTTCTAGACATTTGTTTATCCTACTGAAAATTCTAATGGTGCATTCTTTCCAACTAATATGTCTTCTAATTCTTTAATTTCTTCTTTTGCTTCAGCATATAGTTTATCACCATCAAGTGTCACACCTCCAGGAAGTTCTAATCCTGAAAACTTTTTTAAATTAGTTCCCCACTGTGCTTTAAAAAGAGCAGTGGTATAAGATTTCAACCATGGCTCATTGTACATTTTAGTAAATGAAGCAGGATCTATTGCTTTATATCCATCGTATATAATATAGTCACCTGCTTTTACTGCAGTTCCCCATTTAATATCTATATTTAATCTGTTTGTTAAACGATTAAAACGAAACATAGGTTGACCATTTAATATCGTATCAAGTAATTGTAAATGATTCATTACTGTTGTATAATAAACAACTGAAGTAGATGTTAAATCATACAAATCATTTAATCTTAATTGATATTGTAAATCAAATATATTTTTACTAGTTGATGACCCTGCATATATAGGGAACACTCTATTCACACCATAAACTATATCAGCAACAGGAATATACTTATCACTAATATTTTGATTTGTGACTAAGTGTGAAACATAAGTACGCTCAGAACCATCCCAATGATTTATATTGAAATATTCTAATGCTTCATCAAGACGATCTTCTAATTGACCATCATCAACGTTAATTTCTACAACTGGTGCACCAAGTTTTCTTAGTGCGTAATCTTTAAGTCCTTCTCTTGTAGAGACAGGCATAATTAACCTCCAAGGGCAATAGCGAATGCTGCAGCAGTGCCATTAGTTGCGGCAATTCCATTTGTTGCAGTTGCAACAGACACATTACTTCCTTCTGGATAACTATTAGCTGAATTACTATTAAATACAAAATATCCATTATTATGCATTGTAATTTTTGTTGTTCCCATAAAGAATGATGAACCATCCAGATATAAGTGTCTAAATTTAGCAGCAGATGTTCCTAAGTCCATTGTGCTATCACCTGATGGTACAATTGAATTTCCTACAACAATTGTTCCAGTTCCTTTTGGTGTAATACTAATTCCAATATTTGTATCACTACCTGTAGCAGAAATAGTAGGTCTATTTGTTGTTGCAGCATTTGCAAGTGTTAATTGATTTACTGCTGAAGTTGTTGCTGTTAATAATAATAAACTATTTCCATTTGTATCTAGAACGCTAGTTCCAATTTTAGGAGATGTTAATGTTTTATTCGTTAATGTATCTGTTGTTGCTCTACCAACTAATGTATCTGTAGAAGTAGGTAATGTCAATGTTCCAGTGTTAGTGATTGATGAAATTACTGGTGTAGTTAATGTTTTATTCGTTAATGTTTCTGTTCCAGCTAATGTGGCAAAATTATCATCACTCAATGCTGTATTAAATTCTGCAGTTGTTCCACTAATCGTATTTGTTGTTAATGAAATTGACTTATTCGTTAGTGTATCTGTTGTAGCACGACCAACTAATGTATCGGTAGATGTAGGTAATGTTAATGTTCCAGTATTTGTAATAGAAGATATTACTGGAGATGTTAAAGTCTTATTTGTTAAAGTGTCTGTAGTTGCTCTTCCAACTAATGTGTCAGTTGAAGTAGGCAATGTTAAAGTTCCAGTATTTACAATCGAACCAATTACAGGAGATGTTAAAGTCTTATTTGTTAATGTTTCTGTTCCAGTTAATGAAACGAAATTATCATCTGATAATGCAGTATTAAATTCTGCTAATGTACCAGTAATAGTATTTGTAGTTAGTGAAACTGATTTATTCGTTAAAGTGTCTGTAGTTGCTCTACCAACTAAAGTATCTGTAGAAGTAGGTAAAGTTAATGTTCCACTGTTAGAAATAGAAGATATAACTGGAGTCGTTAATGTCTTATTTGTTAATGTGTCTGTAGTTGCACGACCAACTAAAGTATCCGTTCCTGTAGGAATAGTTATTGTCCCACTATTAGAAACAGAAGATATTACAGGAGTCGTTAATGTCTTATTTGTTAATGTTTCTGTTCCAGTTAATGTGACAAAATTATCATCAGATAATGCAGTGTTAAATTCAGCAGTTGTTCCTGTAATTGTATTCGTTGTTAAAGAAATAGATTTATTTGTAAGTGTATCAGATGTAGCACGACCAACTAATGTATCAGTTGCAGCTGGAAGTGTTAAAGTTCCTGAAGCAGCAGCTGAAACGTTTAATGTTGTTTTACCTGAACTTGAACCACTTAATGCTAATGTTTTTCCTGCAGCAGTTTCAATATGTTCGCTTGATGTAAATGCATCAGTAGCATCTACCCAATTAAATGTTTTATCTGTCGCACCTTTAATTGTAATACCAGCACCATCAGCTGTTGTGTCTGTAGGTGATGCAACTTTAGCAATTATAATATTTTTATCTTCTACTTCTAATGTTTCAGTGTTAAGTGTAGTTGTATTTCCACTTACAGTTAAATCTCCTGTGACTGTTAAATTATTATTTACTGTTGTTGTACCAGAATTAGCACCAAGATTTAAAGATGTAGCAGCACCACCAACGTTCAATGTTGTGGCATTTGTATTAGCAAGATTAAATGTAGTAGTTGATACTGTTAAGTCACCACCATCAATATTAACATCGCCATCTACGTCTAAGTTGTTATTGATGTTAGTTGTACCAGTGGCAGCACCAATTTCTAATGTTGTGGCTGCACCACCTACGTTTAAAGTAGTTGCTGTTGTATTTAATAAATTAAATGTAGTTTGGTTAGTAGTTAAATCACCACCTTTGACTTGAACATCACCATCAACTGTTAAATCTGCTTTAATAGTAGTAGTTCCAGTTGCTGCACCAATTGCAGTTGCAGTAGAAGCACCACCCACATTAAGTGTAGTTGCTGTTGTATTTAATAAATTGAAAGTTGTTTGAGAAGTTGTTAGATCGCCACCATTGATAGCTACATCACCACCGATTGTAGCATCACCTGTTGTAGTTAATAAAACTGATCTAACGTCTGACCATTTTTTAGATGAACTACCTAATGCGTATGTGTTATCAGTATTTGGTAATATATTTGAATTTACATCAGCACCAAATACAACGTTATCAGTGTCAGCATCACCCATAGTGATAGTGCCACCATTAAATGTAGTTGTACCAGTGACAGTTAAATTACCACCTACAGATACGTCACCTGATGTGTTTAAAGAAGTTATTGTTGGAGTTGCTGAAGCGAATACGTTTGACATATCAGCACGAAGTAATTCAAGACCACCTGCTGTTGATCCATCATGTACGACTGCTGTT